TTGGTGATAATATTCAAAATTATTATGGTCAGCCATTTATTACTGATTTCTTTTCAGAATCCACACCAATAACTTCATCAATAAATATGATTGCCATATTCCATACTGGTACATCAACAACCACACTTGCTGTGTTTTCAAATGCAGAAAATGTTGCTTCTGAAAAGAAATCAGTAATAAATGGCTGACCATAATAATTTTGAATATTATCACCAATCGTTTCTCTATCGTTATTATTAGGAAATACATATGCACCTGCCAATACACCAATACCACCACCTGAATAATCAGGTAATGGTTTATCTACTTGAACTGTTAAGTTATCACTACCCAATGAACCTGATAGTATATTTTCAATTTTATACCATATATATGCAAGTGGTTGGTTAGTATCAAATGTTACTGTACTCCCAACATTTGGATTTGCCCATTTAACTAATAAATAATCACCAACTTCTGGTTCTGTTGCATTTGCTAAATAATTTGGAGATTGATTTAATGTTAAAGTATCACCGCCACTAACAAAACTAATATCAATAGCTATATCAGGTTGTTTTACCCTATCAGAACCATTTAATAAATCAAGTGATGTTTCATCAAAAAAACCACGAGTTGTTGCTGGATTTTCAATAATACTAGTATTTGAAGGTATACTTGATAAGTTAGTAAATGTTGTACCAGTGTCATTTTCTCTTAAAATAAATGAAGATATATCAGGTTGACCATCTTTTGGTCTTAAAATAAAATGATTAAATGCATCAAAATCAATTTTATTATTAAAACCATAATCAATTTCACTATCACCAAGTGCAAACTTAGCAAAATTCAATCTACCTTCTGCTAGTGCTTGCCTACCTGCGTTAGTTAATTTAATATTTATTACTGATAAATCTTTAGGTATAAAACTCATTTTAAATAGTTTATTATAAATACATTACCCTGAAATTAATTCTTTTGGATATGTTTTTTTAGCCTCCATTATTTCTTGAACATATGTGTGTGAACCATATTTTTCATCAACAAATGAAAAATCATCAAAAAATGGATATTTATTTGTATATTTAGTTTTGTTAAATAAATGTTTTTGATCAAAAACACCAGCATTATGAAAAATAGTTTTACCATCTATTCTATCTTTATGATCTGTTGCCCATGAAAATTCCATTTTCTTTATAATCTTAGTTTTATTACCTGATAACCATATGTTCCAAAGTATCGCCCACATTTCAGCAGTCCATGATTGTATTGGATATTTTTCTCCTTTTTTTGCTGTTGTAACCATATAGTCATATAACTTAACTGAATCTTCTTCCACCTTTTTCCAAAATCTTGGATCAGTTGGATTTTTCATTATTATTTGAGCACCACCAGCATTCTTATCATTCTTTTCAACAAGTTTTTTATCAATACCAACAATTTCACACATCTTATCTAAGATATCATCACCTTTACTATTAATATAATTAGTATCAAGATATGATGAAGTATCGCTCATATACCACGTATCGTTATCCAAAAATTGATTAAAATTTGGTTTTTTTAAAAAGATAACATCAGGGTCTAAATACATAAATCTATCATTAATTGGTCTTAATGATGATTGTTTGATTAATTCATAATCACTTCTTAAATATTGATAGATAAGATGAGGACAAATACTAGGTAAATAATGTCTTGCATTTCTCATATCTTTATAAAAATAAAACCTCACACCTGTGTGTTTTGCTATTTTTAGCATACTCTCAGATGGTTTAGTTTCATAACCAATAAGATATATCAAATCTTTATCTAATCCATACTTTTTAAAGTTATGAATTTGAACAAGTGCTTGCCATTCTATGTATTTATTATCTGTTGCTGCTATTAAATATTTCATATCTTTATTAAGGTAAAGGTGGTGGTGTTACTCCTTCATATACTTCTGCTCTAAATACGTCACCATCATTTATAGTACCATTAAATGGAATAATTACAGGTGTTCCTCTAAGATTTAAAGGGTCTTTACTATATGCCATCTGATCACCATTACTATATGCTACTTCTCCAAAGAAAACACCATTAACAAAAAATCTAAATACACCATCATTCAATGCCCTTAATCCAGTAGCTGGTGGTGTTGATACTAATACATTATTTCTAGGATCACGAGCTTGTGATGTTTTAGCACCAATAAATTGATAAGGTGGGCTACCAACCAAACCAGTAACAAATTGTAATTGTGAGCGTTCAGCAAATGCTCCATTATTTAAATTATCCCCAACTGATGCACTTCTAAGTGTGTTTCCATCACTGCTGGTTTGATCAATATCGAATGAAAATTGAGCAGTTGTATCTGCAACTGCATTTAATGCTATTTCCAATGTAAAGGTAATAGGTGCTGCAGTTGTTGTGGTAGTTGTTGTGGTAGTTGTTGTAGTAGTGGTAGTGGTACTTGTAGTTGTTGAAGTAGTAGTACTACTAGTGGTTGTTGGTGATGCTGTTGTTGTAGTACTAGTTGTTGTTGAAGTTGTTGTTGGTGGTGTAGTTGTTGTTGGAAGTGCACATGCTGGATCATTAACAGTAATAGTAGTACCTGTAAAATCAACAGGAACACCTATTGAATCTAAAAAATCACTAACTCTTTGTAGATATTCTGCTTCAGTAAGTTGTGCTAATTCTGTCAATGTAATTGCAGAATATGCAATACTGTTTCCAGTAAATGCATCACGTAAATCAAATGATTCATTTGATACACTTTCAAGTAATATATATTTTCTACTATCCATTATCCTTCAAATATGTTTATCTGTATAAAATCACCAAACCCTAATGTTGATCCCAATGATAAATTATTTATAATATTTGATACATTATCATTTATATTAAAACTAACTTGTTGTACTAAAGTCAGATTATATAACACTTGAACCGATCCACCATCTGATGCAAAACCACCATTACCTATTTTAGATACATCAATTGTTGGTATTACACCAACTGGTTGAAACTGTACAGTATCATTTACGGTAAATGGATCAGAAGCAACTCTTTCAACAGTAAGTTGTGGGAATATTGGCTGACCTGTATCTACAGATGCTCTCCATTCAGTTTCAAATGGTGAAGTTATTTCAAGAATAAAACTAACAGGTTGACCTGTAGTTAATTGAGGTGTAGTTGTCGATGGTAATGGTGGGGAAGTTGTTGTTGCACCCACGCCACCATTAACACCACTATTTGGTGTTCCTATTGTGAAATTTGGATCGCTTACTGATGTTAGTTCAAAATTACCATCAGAATCATCTTCACTCGTTAACGTAATTATAATTTGGTGACTAGAATCAAAACTAAATGTAAATGTTTCATCCACAGCAATACCACCCTGTGCTGTTATATTAGTGGATGTTGTATTATTATCAATATCTATCTGTGCATCATTATCTAATGAAAACGTGATTGTTAGATCATCAACTGTCGTATCTGGTGGCGTTGGTTGTGTTACCAATATTTCCCATTCTTTTATTCTTTGATTAGCTTCTACTCTATTATCAATTTCATTTACAGTTATAACACCAACTGTTGGTGCAATTGTCGTTGTTGTTGTAGTGGTAGTAGTTGTTGTTGTGGTAGTGGTAGCTGTTGTACAAACAATATCATCAGTCCAATCATATTCTGGTATTCTAATTCTAAACTCACTACCATCATCACCCAACCATTGTAGTGCTGGATCAAAGTTTACACCTCTTTGATAATTATATTTTTGTCTAGTAAATGCTGTATTTCTAATTAAAGTACCACCTTTTCTAAGTATGATTGTTGCAGGTAATAATTGTCTTACAAAGATTTGGAAAAACTCATTAAACTTATTTATAAATGGATATAGATTACTAAATGTATATCCATTTGATTTAAAGAAATTACCTTCTTCTAAAAAACTTCTTCTTATATATTCATCATATATTTTTTGTACAGATGGATAAAATGACATTTCAGCAAATTTGAATGTCTTTCTATATCTAACATTAATTAACCTACGCTTAATTAATTCCAAATACTCTAGAAAACTTAAATCAGTTACATCTGGAAAATCATCATCTGGAATAATAGGTTGTGGTGCATTTTGATCTGGAATTACATAGAATATGTTAATAACATCACCTAACTTAATAGCTGGTAATAGTAAAACTTGTGATTTATTAGAACCATTAAGAACAAAATCACTACCATTTTGTAAAGTAATACCATTAACTAAAACCTTAATTGACTCTAGATCAAAAGCTTCAAAATCCATAGTATAAATAAATCTATTAATACCTGCATTAAATGAAAACTTTGGAGTATTAAAGCTATCTACTCTTAATATTTCTGATCTTTTCTCAAGTAAGTTTTCTTGATTAACACTAAAGTATGCAATTGTTACAATTGGATTTCTAATTAGAAAATCCCTTAATGCATCATTCTGTACTATTAACTCTGATCTATCTGATGGATTAATAATAAAATCACCAGTAAATAATGATGTACCCTTAGATAATGTAACACCATTTATTGATAATTGAATATCACCAGCAGGTTCTTCTGGTAATGGTATACGTGTACCATCAGCATTTGGTGTTACTCTAGTTACAATATATTGAATTTGGCTAAAGTCACCACCATCACCATTTAATCTATCATGAGCGTAGGTTAACGTAATAACGTCCATCCTACCATTACTCATATTAATAGCAGATTGCCCATTTAATATGACCTGTCTATTATTTGACGGATTAATATAATAATCAGCATCACCTGCTCCAATACCTTTTGTTAGAGTAATACCATTAAAGTTTACTTGTATATCACCTAATGGTTCTTCAAGAATTGTAAAAGTGTTCGCACTTTCACCAAAATCAAAAGCAATGTTAATATATACAAATGGTCTTGTTCTACCAGTTGATGTAATTGGAAAGTCTACTTCTTTATTATAACAATAAACATCAAATTCAATAGCTCTAGCTATATCTAATACAACATCAACTTCTTTAGTATTAATTATTAAATCACTTGATTCTTGAAAATAATTAGGTGTTGATGGATGAATACGTTCTGTAAATCCAGATTCATATACCCATGACTTTTTATTATCTGGTGTTCTGTTTACAGAAAAACCAACTTGACGATATAAATTTATATATGCTTGTCCACCATCCGTATCTCCTGATATTTGAAAAAAGAAGTCATCAGTTTCAACAGGAGCAATTGGAATACCAGCATTATTATATGGTAATGATGATGATGGTAAATCAGTTAAATCAAGAGTTACTTCATTTGGATTAATCTTTTCATCAACTGTATATATATGTTCAGTTATATCAACAAAAGGTTCAGGTATACCAATCATTCTAAATAATGTGGCAATTGCATGTCTAGTTCCTTTTGCTTTAAATAAATAATTAGTATTGATTAATATTCTTCTCCACAATTCAACATCAACTTCAGCAGGTAAACGTACATCTTCCTGTGTATCTTCCTCTGTTGAAAAGAATGCATTTAGTAATTCATCTTCATCACTTGCCAGTGTTGTTGTTTCCCATCCTAATGTTCTTGCTAGATTTTTTACTAAAATATCTGGAATATTATCAACTTTACTATATGTTACTCTATTAATATTTGCAAGTGAATCAATAAACTGTCTAGTCTGATCAAATTCTCTACCATATACTCTAAGTAGTTGAGACATTTTACCATCATTAGTTTCATCATAAACCTTTAATGATGATGGGGTTAATAATCTATATATTAAATCACTTTTAGTTTCATCAATAATTGTCCCAATATTTGTAAAAACAGATAAAAATGTTCTATATGGTGAGGTATCAAAATCTAGATTATAGCCATCAGTAGTTGTCCATTTCAATAACTGGTTTGAAAACAAAACAGAACCAGTTTCAAGTAAAGTTGGAACTTTTATAGCAAATTGAAAACCACTATAATCTAATAATCTATTAGATAACATGTATCTTTCTAGTTGTGACCTATCACTTAAGAATTTATTAAATTCAATTGGAATTGGCTTTATATGATAACTAGTTGAGCCTGTTGTACTTCCAGTTGCCGTAAGCTCTGGAAATGGATCACCGATTACTTGTAACCTTATAAATGGAACTCCATCAGTATTACCTGTATATCCAATTAACGAATGTGTATTATCATCAGGATCAGATTCTCTCCAAAGTACATACTTGTTAAATGATAAATTCAAATTACGTAATTCATTACCATCAATAACAGCAGTATTATTAAAATCTGTAGTTAATTGATATCTATTTTCAACAAATGGTATGGGAATAGAAAATGATGCAATGTCAGTTAATGGATCAAAATCATAATCAAATATTGTTAAATTACCACCTATTACAAATTGTGCATTTACATATAAACTAGCTGGATATTCTGTTATGATATTTTCAAGAGATACTCTTATTAATTCAACAGTAGAACCAAATCTAGAATATGCCCTTAAATCGCTTTTATCAAAATTTAATTCAACTGTATTAAATAAATTTTGTACAGTTGTTGATTCTTCTTCAGTTAAATTAAGGGTTTCAAGTGTTATTGGCTTAACAAATGAACTTAACTCGTTAGAATAATTACGAGTCCTTCTTCCAGTGAAGTTACTCTCAACTCTAAAACTACCAAGCGTAAATACAGTCTCGCTTGCAACATTTGTGAAATTATTACCAATTAGGTCACCACTAACACGACCATTTATTATTCTTCTACGAGCCACAGTTTATTAATTTTATATAAATACTGGCATAAAAAATCCCAATTGAATGGGATTCTTTAATATAAATAGTATAAAATTTTATAAAATATTATAATTGATAATATTTATTCAGGAATTGAGTCAATTATATCATTGATGTCTTGAGTTTCGTCAATATCTGTTCTTCTTTCTTTTACTTCAAATAGTGAATTATCGTTTGCGATTTCATCATCTATTTCAAATAAATTGAATTGTTGTTTAATATTTCTATCTCTATCATATACAGTAAATATACCATTATTCACATCTTTAACTTGTTCACCACCTACATAGTCAATAACATCATCAATTGTATTTTCAACCAATTCAACTTCAACTGCAACTGGATCAAATGATGTTTCATTGAGTAGTATTGTTTGATTTGGATTACCAATAAATGGTGTAGCATTTGGTTTTACACTTGATGCTGAAGATGGTGTGAGTTGTAAGAATATTAAATTACCAGAATCATCAAATCTATATCTAACTGCCGATTGTGATGTATTACCTACGTTTTCAGTAACTGGTACAACTTTATTTGAAGTTACTACATATCTAACAACATTTCTAAGTTTAGTACCATCATCATTTATATATTCAATACGAAAACCTTGAAGTGCATTATTAGCTGTAAGTTGAGTAGGTAAAGCAGTAGAATCAATAACAAGACCTTTAACTGTTGGTAATGCACTAAGTACACCACAATCAGTAATTGTTAATCTTACTTGTCTTGGTCTAATAAAAATTGTATATATGCCAATCTGGTTAAATGTAGTTGCAGGTAATGTTAAATTGAACATACCTTCAAGTAAATTATCCTCACCACCATTTTGCTCGTCAGGTGGTAACAATAATGGTTCTAAAACATCAGTAGCTGTAAGTCTTGTAACTTCAGTTCCTGCTGTTTCTCTATTTGGTGAATATGTGAAAAACACTTCAACATTTTCAATGTTAACGTCTGTTCCCCTATTTGGATTAAATGTACCTACTGCCATATTATGTATTTTTTATAATATTAAAAAACCCACCACCTGCATAAAAGGTAAGGTCAGATAAGTTTCTAATATCTCTTAATCTATAATTATTTTCAAGAATTGAAATCTCTTGTCTTTCTATAAATACGTCAATGTTAGCTCTTGGTTTTTCAACTAAATTTTGAAGAGATTCATCTTTTACTATTCTATCATCTAAAAATGGTTGAGTACCTGCACTAAATGAAAATGTAGTTCCAGTTGTTTGACCACTAACTTGATTATCATTATATGTAATACCACCTAAATAATACACAAGAGTACTTGCACTTATACCAGTAACACTAGCAGTTAAATCTAATCCATCAATAGCTGTATCAGTACTTAACCTATACTTTAATGATAAATCACTAGTGATAGTATACTTCTCTAACTCTGATAATCTTGATGATGATGTTCCTGTTATTATCATATTATTACATTTTCTTGAGATACATTCCATGTTACACCACCGTCTGTTGTGAAATGTATATTAGTTTGTGATGATGATATGCTATTAACAACAATAAATCTATTTTCATCTAATATAGTACTGTCCGCATGAAAACCACCCAAATCAGCACCACTAGATGCACCAACATTAACAATAGTTGCACCTTCATCAGTCACCCTAAATAAATTCTCAATACCAAAACTTTCATTCGTTGTATGAAAAACACCAACACCATTGCTACCCAATACAAAATCACCAATATCAGCACCTCTAATACCTGAATCAGTACTTGAATTAACAAGACTCCAAGTTGCACCAGCATCTGTTGTTCTATAAGTCCTAACAGGATTAAATACACTACCAGAAGAATCTAGAGCATATCCTTCCGTTGATGATACTCTTTCCATTTGAATTACTCTACCAAACCCACCGACAAGCACTCTAGTATATGTTTGACCAGCATCAGTTGATCTCCATAATGCCCTATCAATTGATATAACCACATTATTCGAATCAAATGCAACCATACCACGAGGCCCAATTCCAAAACTACCTGCACCCAATTGAGGTAAATTAGTACCCACAGTCCAATTAATACCACCATCTGTAGTTCTCATCACCCCACCACCATCATCTCTATCAGTAACTGCAACATACGATATAAATCCTATATTTTCATCAATCCATTCCATTTTACCTGAATCAGAAAATTCAACAAGTACACCACCGGGGAACGATGTTCTTATTATATTCCATGTTGCACCAGCATCTGTTGTTTTTAGAAGTTCTTGATTGTTAGTAACAATATATCCAACATTTCTCGTTGGAAAACGCATATCAACAGGTCTACCAATATCTATCTGAGTAAAACCAATTGGTGTGAAATTAAACACCTGACCATTATCAGTTGATCTACCTAAAAAGAAAACATCAGGTGGACTAGTCGCCTCACCAGTTAATACCAAATACTCTTGTGTACCATCTTGCGGTACTGTAGCTAATATATGATCTGGATCAGTAAATGGTATGAATGATGATGTTGTTGTGGGTGCTACTGTTGTAGTGGTTGTAGTCGTAGTAGTGGTTGTAGTCGTAGTAGTGGTTGTTGAAGTTGTAGTTGGAGCAGCAGTTGTTGTAGTACTAGTGGTTGTTGAAGTTGGTGGTAATGTGGTGGTAGTTGTAGTGGTTACACCTGTTTCACCACTAGCTGTACCAAATATACCAAAGCCAAAATCATTTCTATTCAAATAGATATTCATATTATAAGACAAACTACTTCCACTAGTATTACCAGAGGTAGCACCCGTTACCTGTCTGAATGTCTTTCTGATTATTTCCATTATACTCCTAAGTTCGTTCTAGTTCTTACATTGACAACTATATCTCTTTCAGGGAACTTGATTTCGAACATTGAATCTTCAGTTGAGTATATGGTATTGTTGATTAATTGTATTTCACCCGTTGCTTCACTCACTAAATCCTGCTCAACTACATTTACAGAATATTGACCACCTACTTTATTAAACACTCTAATACCTAAAATATTTACTACTCCATTTATTCCAAGTATTTCCATTTCAAGTGGTGCTAATGGTATATCTTCATTCATTTGTCTACGATTAATATCGAAGAAGTTTCTAACTGATGTAATTACATCATTAGCTACTGCATTTTCATTTCTTTCTTCTATGAAGATATCAACCTCAAATCCAATGTTAAATATTCTACCATCTCTTATTTCAATATAATCATTTACCATTCTGAATTCTGTTAAATATTCAGATATATTGTCTTTTAATAACGTATTACTAGTATTTGATAATTTACCATCTGAGCCTAATCCAAGAATTGGTATAACTACTTTATTATTTTCCTTAAATGCATTTGCCCTAAATGGTGAACCAAATCTACCGGGTATTCTAAACACTTGTTGTAAATAATCGTTAATAGTTACATCTCTGAATTGAGAAGAGAAGTTAAACTTTATTAAGTTTCTTATTTGTTCGTTATTCAATCCATTATTACCACCAACAGCAGGTATTGGATTATTCACCTGAATACTTCTTCTGACTGTATTATTGATATCTTGTCTTGGGCCGTTTACTTGCATGTTAAAGTTACCAGTTGCAGTTAATACGCCTGTTCCAATATTAGATGCTGATCCACCACCGACTCTATATCTTACAAATAGTGTGTGATTTCTTCTAAGTTGTTCACCTAATGAAGTATTAGTTAAAAAGTTATCTAAAAATGCTCTATTTGAAACACCTTGTGCTATTAACCCATCTTTGAATATATCAAGATCACCATTACCACCACCAAATGTTAACACGCAGAATCCATTTGGTGTAAATTCCTTAATAAATTTCTGAGTAACATCTACCCACTTTGCTGCTTTCAGTCCAGTATTACCAGTAGTAGCAACATTTGTTCCACCATCTATATCTTCTAAAAATACACGTTGTTGTGCTAGAAAGTCAACTTCATAATATCTATTATCAAAGTTTGAAAATTCAGCATCAGGTGGATCACCGATAAAGTTTGTACCTTGTAGTAATATAGCACTATCTATTGATATCACATTCACATCTGGTAATTGTAATTGTAAGAAAGGAACAACATCTGCATCAGTTATTGATCTTCTAAAGATTCTAGTTGCACCATTTATTACAACTTCTCTTTTAATAACTCTATATGATTGTATAATTCCATTAGCATCTAATACTGGAAAAAAACTTCTATTAGGATCACCTAAATTACTAAGAGGTGAATTAAAATCAATAGGTTGATCAGTTTCAAATGTTTGACCACCACCTACAACTTGTGATCCTGCCAATATAATAGGTAAATAATCAGGATCAGGTTGATCACCCCTTGCTGGTACATTAACACTAAAATCAACAACAGTAACTGATGGTCTATTACCCGGTATCTTGAATCCTAAGTTCTTAGCTATATTGAATAGTGATCTACGTTGTTGTGCATTTTCTAATTGTGTTTCTTGAAATGCTCTATCTGTATTAACTGATAAGTTATTTGCAACACCAGCATTTAGGTCAAGTAACATTGCACCAACACTGGAATCTGTAAAATCCTGTAAAGTATCTGGATATTGTTCTCTTACAAATTCAACTAATTCAGCCCTTATTTCATCAAATGTTCTAGAACCAAAATTTACTATATTATTAGGCATTGTGTATGTGTTAATTAAAATGTTATTTCTAATCTGCCTGAATCTTGGAAAACATCTTCATCGTATTGAAAATCAATTAGTACTCTAATTTCATTTTCACCAACTTCTGCACCTTGATCATCGACATCTTTAAAAAACTGTATATTGGTTATTGTTAATTCTGGTATAAACCTTTTAACAGTTGCTCTTATATCTTCATTTATATCAGCTTGAGTAATACCATCTTTAGGTTCAAAAATGAATCGTTTAAGATTAGTACCATATTCTGGATTATAATATCTTTCACCCTTTTCAGTTAATAGCAATAAAAACAAATTAGAACTTAAAGCATTATTCGAGACTTCATTTAATCTGAATAATCTGTTCTTATCTGTATCATCTTGAAGAGGGAAACGTATATTAATTGCCATTTCTACTTTTTTAATAAATACTTTACAAAAAAAAAGTCCAGCATTGGCTGGACTTTAAAGTATATATATGGAATAGAATTACTCAGTTACTTGCTTTGCTTCTTCTGCTTCCTGTTTAATTTGGTCAAATACACTCTTAACTGATTCTTTCAATTGAATCATTTTATCAGCACCATGTATATTTAGCATTCCACTAAATGTTGAAAAGTCAGGTTTTTCCAGCTTTAAATTCTCCTTTTCATCAACATAAACTGCTGTTAATGCTTCTTCAACCAATAATCTTTGTTGTTCATCAACCAACCTCTCAAATGCATCTTCACGAACAATAACAATAATATCAACTTGTGATACAAATTCCACAATATCGTTGGCTTTCACCACCTTTATTATGTCATTACCTTTCAATGTAGAAAGGACTTTAATTCTTACCCAATTGGGTATCGTGCTTGTGTTTACAACACTGTCAACTACTTCTTGTATGTTGTCAGTTGCTTCATGAAATTTGGACATACTTGTAATTTAATTTAACTTTTGAATCTAATGATGATCCTAAGTTATATAAAATACCTTTAAATTCTAAATATTTAGTCGTCCAATTGACTTGCGATTTAGAATTTAAAGGTATTTTATATAACTTAGGATCATCATTAGATTCAAAAGTTAAATT